AAAAGTTCTCACTTTCAAAAAGTCTCCTTTAAAGACTTCCATCCACAAAAACTTTTCATCTTCGTTTAATAATTCGTTTTCTAGAACTCTTTGCAACATTCCATCTAAAACGATGTCCATCACAACGAATTCTAAGTATAGTTTTTTGTCATCTTTATTCTTCAAAACAAATTCATAGAATTTTTTAACATCATTTTCGAAAGAGCTTTTATATCGCTCCAGAAAATTTTGATAATTGTATTCAAGAGATTCCTTAGTTGCTAAGAAATCCAAATAAGTTTCTTTGTTGAAAGAAGATATATGTGTCTGTCCTGCTAAGAAGTTGTAGAAAATAAATTCTACAGCTATATCATCAGTCATAAACTTTGCGAATTTTTCAAAAAAATATTTATCTTTTCTGACTTTAAAACCGCTTTCAGATACTTTGGTATTTCCACCATAAGTAAAGAAATCGTAAGTTGAACCTTTTCGCATATGCAGATTAACTGCATTGTAAAATTTAAAAAATTTAAAACTATCCATTAAATATCGAGCCTATTAGTCTTTTTCACCAAAAAAAGTTTTTCACTTTCTTGAGTAAGATTTTCTAATAGAGCTGGAGTAAGGAGTTTAGGTACTTGCGTAGCTTCGTACCCTAACTTTTCGGACAATTCTAATACTGCGTCTAGATAAGGAATATCCTTTAACCAGACTAAATCTTCAACTTTTTCAGAGAATGTTCTTTGCGTTTCTTTTATAATTACTTTTTTTATTTCATCCATAAAGATTATTGTACATTATGTTAATTAAATTGTCAACATATAAATTGATTTATAATCTGGATTTTCGCCCTGATAGCCATATGGATTAGATACAACTTTTGTTTTACCAATATTATATTCATTAAAATTATGGACATGACCATGGGTCCAAACATTTGGCTGGAGTTCTAGAATCTTTTGTTCATAATTATTGATGAAACATGGTTGTAAAACATGTCCTTTAAACTTCTGTAGCGAAGATTGTTCTGAAGGTGCATGATGAGTAATAATAACTTTCTTTTCGGATTTGTTATTTTTCATGAAATATTCAATCTCATCACTGCTTCTTCTATGTGCATCCGTAGTTTTGAAATACGAAAGATTTTTAGCACCATCTTTGATACATCTATAATCAGACATATTTTTTAAAGATTGGATTGTTTCCCATGGAGAAAATTCAAGCTCTGTCCACCAAGTACATCCGAAAAACGAAACATCTTCATGAGTGAAGGTTTCATTATCAAGAAGTTTGATATTACTATATTGCTTTAAAAATTCTTTGAAGTCTGGAATTGTTTTATTATAGTCGTAGCCATAATGTTCATGATTTCCAGTAACCATCAGCACGTATTTAAAACGGTCTGATATTTCATCAAAGATTTTCTTATATTTCTTAATGTCGGCTACATTCATAATATCACCAGCGAGAATAAGAATTTGATTACTCTCGTTGGTTGCTACTGGTAAGACTTTGTTGATATTAATATCAAGTCTTTCATTTAAGATTTCATCACGTAAACGATAAAATTCTAAATGAAAGTCTGAAGCAATTCTTAATTCCATTATCCAGCCTTTTGAATTTTTAATTCTTGATGGATAAATTTTGGTGTCCAATCCCCGAAACCTAATTTCGTTTGAGAATTTTTTACAATAATAATTTTTTTCATTGTTATACCTTCAATTGTTTCATTGCTTGTGTTTTAGATGTAGCAGCTCCAACTGGAGGGTGCTGTGTTTGGTGAGATGTTGCTGGAGCCTGAACAGGTGCAACACTCGAAGAAGTACTTTGACCAGAAGTTAAATCATAAAATTTCATTTTTGCTCTATCGAGACCTAAAACGAAAGCTGGATATTTATTCAAGTCGCCGTACCTACTCTTAAGTTGTTTGATTTTAACTTGATTTAATCGTATCATATCTTGTGAAACAATTAAAGCAAAATAAAAATCAAATGTCATCGGACCGCCAATAGAATCACTTGTATTTTCCATCCCAACGTCAGTAGAACCCATAGCTCCACGGTTAAGCTGTAATGCAGACCACATTACAATATCATTCTCAATAGCAAAGGCACGAAGCTCTTCAGCAACTGATTTATAATACATGTAAGAATTTGTGTTTGCAATTTTCATACGTGCAGAAGCACAGATACCAAGATAATCTATAATAATTACATCAGGAACAAAATTAAACTTTGTCTTATATTCTCTCAATAATACTTTAAGATTTGCAACACTTACAGAATGTGGTGGAAATTCTACAACCTTAACACGACCTTTATATTGTGCTTGGTTCTTCTTCATGGCATTTTCATATACTGGATATGGAAGATGTTTTAATTCATTAATATTAACGTTCAAAAGATTAGCATCAATACGTTGTGCAATCTTCTTTTCAGTCATCTCCAAAGAGATATAAAGAACGTTATAACCATCTTTAATATAATCAGATGAAATGTTAGTAAGAAATAAAGACTTACCACCACCAGTTTGCGCCCCGACAATATTTAATGTTTTTCTCTCAACCCCGCCCTCAGTAGCGGTATTCATCATATCCAAGCGAAATGGAATTTTAGAAACTGGGGAAACATAATAATCATAACGTTCTTTAAAATCATCGAAATAATCATGACCAAGTTTTGTACCAAAATTTAAACCTAAAGCTTCGGAGAGAATATCAGGAATAGCTGTTGTGGAAAGATTGTTCTTGTCTGTTCCATCAGCAATATCAATCGCTCTTTGTAGAGCCAGAAACAAAGACCTATCTTTACAATAGGTTTCTGTTTGTGTTCTTAACCAAGTAGCATCAACTGGTGTTTTAGAAGTTTCATTAAGCTCATCAACATCCGTTACAGCAGAATTAAAAATTTGCTCTGGGAGTGTCGATTTTTGCAAGTTTACTAATAATTCATCCTTTGAAGGAAACGAATCATACTTTAAGAAGTGTTCACTAATCTTTAGAAAACATTCTTTATAAGAAGGACTTGAAAAATATTCAGGTTTTATAAATGGTAATATTTGTCTAGCATAATCTTCATTGTATTGAAGATTAGCCAGAATAATTTTTTCGATGCTCATGTATATTTCTTTTTAGGACTTAGTTTCGAATTTCTCAGCTGCGTCAGCAATAGTTTTAATGATAATTTTCTCTACCAATTTAATTGCTTCTTCGTAATGTTTTTGAATATATTCTTCATTAACATCATGAGGTGTTCCGATAACAGAACATTCAAAATTAAGATAACCGTCTTTTTCTTCACCAATCTCAGCAGCTACGAGCCAACCATTGAAAGGCTCTGAATCTAGTTCGATAGCGAAGAAGTCTTTATCTTCATAGGAGGGTGCTAATGCAAGCACCACTTCCATATCTACAAATTTATAATTTACTTCGTTACTCATTGTTTCCTACAGTTTATAAGTATTTTTTACGAATTCTTTGAATTCATCATTGACTAGTAACTTCTCGAAAAATTCGTCCGTTACATCATCTCTACGGTATTTTTTTACATCAAACTCTTTCAAGTCCATTTTAACTTCATACCAAGCACCAGCTTGTTTGATAAACCCTGCATCAATAGCAAGGTCGAAAATACCTGAGTATTTCTGAATATAATCATCAAACATTACAGTAAGAGGAATTTTAGATTTTTCACGATGGTATCTTGATTTCTCAATATTGATTGTGAATGTGTAACCATTCAAATCTTTTCCATCTTTTTCTTGGGCGCGAGAGATAATCCAAACCAAGTTTGAAGAATACATGGGACCCGTTCCGCCAGACATAGTAGCCTTAGAATAGATTTCCAAAGTTTGGTAAGTATGATTAATACCAATTAGTGGAATACCTTTTAAGTTTAGTTCTGGTGTAATAATTCTAAATAAACTCTTTAATGCTTTGGCTCTAGTCATATCAGCAACAGAATTTTCATTTAGTGCATCTGTTACCTCTTTCTTTGAGGCTAGGTTACCAATCGAATCAATCATAATGATTAATTTCATTTTATCTTTTACATCAATTCCATGTAAAAGTTTTGTAATAGAAAATGTCAAATCCTCAATATTAGTGATTTGAAAAGTTCTAACTCTTGCTGGGTCAATCCCAACTTCTAAAAAATAGTCATCGGTCATTCCGAATTCGGAATCGAAGAACACGCATTCTGCTTCAGGGTCTGCGTCTAAGTATGCAGAAACTAAATTCAATGCAATGTTAGATTTGAAAGACCTTGACGGACCCGCAATAAATGTGATTCCGGGCATAATGCCACCATCGACAGTACCTTGAAGTGCAATATTTAATGCAGGGATTTTTGTTTTAATTGGTTCAATCTTTGGGGTAGAACCATCAGTTTGTCTTTGCTGGATACCAGCTTTTTTTAGGATATCGTCTAATTTACTCACGTTTTTTATTTTACCTTTTCATATATACTATACATTATATATGAAAATTGTCAAGTTTTTATTTACGTATCATAAATTATTTTACAATTTCCTTCTGGTGTAATCACAATAGAATACCCAGCATCATTAAGATGATTAAATTTCTTAATATTTTCTTCCGACACTTTATACCCACGGTCAAACCAAAATTTTAAATCCACATCATCAATATCTTCATATTCTATATTGAACACGATGATTTTATTTAAGATACATTCCAATTGACTTTGAGTGATATATAATTTCTCTGTACTCAAATCTATAAAAGATTTTGTATGTCTAAACATATTATCTCTTGTATAATCAAGAATATTATCTCTAGTTTTAAAATATTGCATGAGAATGCTATCACTCAAACAATTCTTTGCAATATAATCAACACCGTAACCCCAGTTCTCAACAACGTATGGCTTATAACCAGAATCTTGTAATGTTGATATATCAAAAGTTACTGCGGCTTGTACATCATCATTTTTTCTAATAACATTCGTAAAAACATCAATATGTGCATCTCTAAGATAATTATTAAACTTTTTAGAAAATGCCGAATAGCTTGTATATTGATTTGAATCGTGAGGTTTTGTGTGTAAAATATAATCAAACAATACTGGGAATATATTCCCAGAAATTATATAATTTTCTTTATTAAGGTTTGCTGAAATCACAAATTGATTTACATGTTTCAATAAAAGAGTAACCGCATATTGCAGCGGTTTTCTATATTTCTTTAATAATTCTTTATCAAAATTTTCCATTAAATATCCAGTGAACGTTTCTTAACAGGACTCCAATTAATAACATCTGTGATATTCGTTATCGGATTAACAAATAGTTTATCAAATTGTGTGTAATAGTCAATGAAATTCTCTAATCCAAATTCTTTAGGAAGTTTATCAACAAATCCTATAATATCATCTCTGACAGGGTTTGGCATGACTAAACGACACATCTTGATTTTTGTACCGTCTTTAACACGTTCATATCTATCTTCTAATTCATGTCTTCTTAACATTACGTTATAATTGTTAGAAGCTCTTGCATTGATAGGTTTGGTCTTACCAATAAACTCATCATTCAAATCAAAATATTTAGAAAGCATACTCATAGAAGTGGCCTGAGAAATCTCTTCAACTGTAAAGGTTTTAAACTTAGCTCTAAAATCTTTAACGAATGTTTGAAGAGCAATTTCATCTTCCCGTAAAATTTTGATGACACATTGTTTCAAAGCTTCACGACAAACCTTTGGAGTATTTGTTTTAACAATTTCAATACCAGTAATTTTCAAATATGGTTCTGAAAGTGCATCACCCTCTTTATTCCATACGTCCATGAAATATCTTTTCTTAGCAATGAAAACACCAGTTGAAGCAACACAGTCACGAGCCATTTCAATGTTGTTAGTATAGCTATTAAGATATTCATGTAACTCTTCGAAAGTTCTTTTGAGTAGTGGCTCAATTTTACTCTCAGAAAAGTTTACGATGAAATCAATTACTTGTTGTGTATCTGCTAGTACTTCAGGGTCTTTAATAACGCCTTTAACTACTTTAGAGAAATCAACCATCACAGAGTCTGTATCGCCATAGATTAGGTAATCAGCATCTGTTTTAAGTAATTTGTTTAAATAATTATTGATTGCTTTGGAAGCGAATGAAGTAACCGTTTGACCAGTTAGTGTAACTGCCGAAGCATTATCAAGAGAATAATATTGGAAGAATTGAGTTCCCAAAGCACCGTAGCCAGAGTTAATAAAAATCTTCATAGCATATTGCTTAATATTAAATTTATCAACAAGGTCTTGATAGTAAGGATTCTTTGTTTCCTTGAATAGGTCTTTATTCTTTTTAAGTTCGGCTTTATAGAACAAGCGAAGATTAAAGAATTTTTCCATCAATTCAGACAAGAAACTTTGCTTATCTTTTTTATAAAGTACACCGTTGGCACTTAATGAAACATTATATTTTTTAAGAATGCTTGTATCGAGTTTCTTGTTAACCAAGTTATCAACATTTACATTACTTAAAAAATCTTTTAAATCATCAGGTAATTTTGACGCATCTAATTTTGTTTCAACACCAATGTTAACCTGACGAATAACGCTAGGATATAGTGATGCAACGTCATAAGAAGTTACCCATTCATATTTTCCTGTCTGGGGAGGTCTTACGAAAGCTCCTTCAAATTGACTATCTTTGTTAGCAATAATATCACCCTTCACAGGCGCGATAATATTATTATCGTTCAAGTGGTTGTAAATTAGAGCTTCCCAACCCTTAGTAGTTCCAAGGGTGTCTTCAAATGTTGCAACTTTAGAAGCATAAGAAACTTCAACTAATAATTCTAGGAATTTTAATTTTTGCTCAAGCTTAACAATAAGTTCAACGTCTTTGATGTTATAATCAATATAGCTTTGGAAATTGTTTAAATAGAATTCATGGATAGAACCATCATATTCAATTTTAGATTCATTGAGTTCTGTTTCACCAATAAACGCAAGTTTATAGCTTTCACGATTTTGTCCAAGATATTTTTTGTAAATATCCATATAATCAATCTCATCAATCCCCCAAATAGAATATGTTTTATCATCAAGATTTTGACCGAAACGTTTAACCGTTACAGTTTTTTCCATGATAATTCCAAAAGGTGATAGACGATTTGCTTGGTCTTCTCCAAGAATCTTTTTATAACGATTTACAATATACGGATAATCATAAAGACGAGAGTTCCAACCAGTCACAATATCAGGATAGTTTTTTGTCCAATAATCTAGGAATGAACCCAGCATTTGAACTTCATTACTACACAAGAAATATTCCGTGTTTGGAAGATTTACTGTATAATCTTGCCAACCCCAAGTTAGATATTTTCCTAACTTAGAATCAAAGATTGTAATCGCTGTAATTTTTTGGTCGGCTTTCCAAGGTTCGGGGAACCCATTTCCAGCGTAGACCTCAATATCGAGATAAAATATTCTTAATGCTTTAAAATCATAAGGAACTTCCATTCCTTTATAATTGTCAGCAATGTACATGTACGGAAATTGTTTATGACCATATACTTGAAAATTTGTGGCATCTGAATTGCTTTCAATGAATTGAAGAGCAGACTTCATATCAGAAAAGAAACTTGGTTGAAGATTGAAACCTTCAATTGTTTTAAATTCTGATGGTTCATGCGAAACCGTATAGAGAGTCGGTTGATATAACTTTCTCTCTATAACAGGATTTCCATTGTCGTCATATCCACGATACAGTAGATGTCTACCGTATTTTCTAATATTAGTATAAAATTCTGTCATTAATTTACGATGATTGAAGTTTTCTTAGGTTGGATGATATTTGATACCAACGCTGTATAATACTCTTGAATACGTGTTTCTGGAGTTCCAACAAACATAATATCTTCCAAACGAACAGAAATATTTTCATGAAGGTTTGTATGAACCATATAAGCCGTTAAAACGATTTGAGGTTCTGGTGAATCTGATTGAGGGATTTTACTTACTTGGAAAACTTTTTTTAGAGGAATAGAATTAGGCTGTTGTGCCATTGCTACTTCATTAAGTTCGCCCATAATTTCAATGCTATTTTTTAGTACAATGTTTCTATATTGTTTAGTGGTAGTGGAGTTCGAATCTTGCATTTTTTCTTTCTTTATCAGTTAAATCTTTAGTCGCTACAGTCCATGCGTTTCTGTAGGCTCTTGCATAATCACATAAACTATCTTTTGTGTTTGCATAATAATTTCTATTTTTTAATAATACATCAACATTAGGGTAAAAGTCAAGTAAAATATCTCTAAATTGTAATTCTTTTAATAATTTGAATTCTCTTGGTCTTGAACAGTTTTTGAAAACAACTTGTAATTGCACTATATTACCTCTGGTTTTATTAGAATTGCTAAATGATTTAAGTTTCTTTCAGAAGGTGTAAGCATTTCTAGAGCTGTTGAAACGATTGCTGCTCTTGTTAATCTATCCCAATGGTCTCCAATTGGTTGATGATTTCTAAAATGTTCATTATGATATTTAGAAGCGTTTTCAAAACTCCCCATAAAGTCAATGACTCTCTTAGCTAGAGTTTTCTCAAATAATTCTTTTTCTGGTACTAAACGGGTGGATGAAAGCCACTCAACTCTTAATTTATCAACTATCATTAGAAACAAAATCCTTGCTTGTTAAATATTGGTTTGGGGTCTGATGGTGTTGATAATGGGGAGTTTTCCTTGGGTTTATCTAATTCCCAAGCAATACAAGAAGCTAAAATAGAAATGTCAATTAAATGAGTATCGGCAATTAGAACCATACCTTCAGGACCTCCATCCGTGTAATAAAGGTATCCGTTTCCAATGGGAGATGGGTATCTTACAATGTGTGTTCCGTTTGAAAGGACACGAGTTTCGGGAGGAGTTTTAATCAAATTATATACACCTTATTAATTATTTAGATAAATAATTAAAAAGAAAGATTATTTTAAGTTATGTCAGAGTGTATTACAAATACTTCGCTATTGTCAACTAATAAGTTCGCCGTAGTTATTCCAAAATTTCCAGCAGTTCAATTTTTTGCTCAAAAGGTGAAGACTCCCGAATTATCAATTAATGCAACCGAGATTAAAAATAATCAAGAAATTAAAGGTTGGCTACCAGCTAATCGTCTTTTCTATGGTGATGTAATTATAACATTTTTATTGGATGAAGATTTACTTTCTTATTCTCAATTAAAAGACTGGTTACATGTTGTTACAACCTCAGAGCTAGACCCCGGATTAGCATTTACCGATATAACACTTTTCCCATTAACTAATAATAATGTTATTAATAAGAAAATGGTATTTGAGTACGCATTCCCAACAAACATTTCATCAATTGAATTCGATGCAACACGCTCAGAAGACATTCCATTAACCGTTGATGTAACTTTTAAATTCTCAGTTTTCAAGCTTTTGTAGTCGTATAAATACCTTATAAGTGAGGTTTATACAAATGCCAAAATTAGAAGAAATTTATGAAATGATTGCTACAGATTTCGTTATCAACGAAACACAACTTGTAGCCGAAACGACAAGAAGTTCAGACTTGTTCATCAAATATATCCGCCTGTGGTCTAATGAAAAGTTAAAAGTTCAACAACTAGAAAATAGAAAAAATCTATTAGTACGTCAAAAACGAGCTTATTACGCCGGTGACGGAACTCCCGAAGAATACAAGAAAAAACCATTCGCTTTAAAAATTAAAACTGAAACCGAAATGCAGAAATATCTTGCTGGTGATGAAGACATTTTAGCATTTGAAGAAGGTGTTATCATTCAACGTCAGAAGGTTGATATTCTAGATGCTTGTGTGAAAGAAATCAAAGGTAGAGGATACCAAATCAAAAATATTATCGAACACAAAAAATTCGAATCTGGTTGGTAATCTTCTATGGTTGAGATTTTTGTTGATAAAATTGATGAAGTCCATGCAGTAGTTTGGTCTGATGATAGAGGTGTTTTACACGAACTGAATGAATTTTTTTCATTCTTCGCTAAAAATTACCAGTACTCTCCGAAATATAAGAACAAAGTTTGGGATGGAAAAATCAGATTATATTCTCTTGCGACAGGAAAACTGTATCAAGGTCTTATTCCATACGTTAAAGCTTTTTGTAAAGAACGTGGTATTAAATTTACTAATCAAATAGTAGATGTTCCACCCCCTAATTTTGACTATGATACATTCATCAAATCACTAGGTTTGGTTCATACGCCATACGACACCCAAAAAGAAGCTATCGTTACATGTATTAATGATAGACGCAAATTATTACTTAGTCCTGTTAATTCAGGTAAATCCTTAATCATTTATAGTCTTTCAAGATTCTTCTTAGAAGAGGTTGATAGAAAGACCTTAATTATCGTTCCTTCAATTTCATTGGTTCATCAAATGACCCAAGATTTTAAAGACTATAATCCAGAATGGGATGTTGATGGAAATGTTCATCAAATTTATTCAGGTAAAGAGAAAGTAACTGATAAAAGGATTGTTTTAACAACATGGCAAAGTCTTCAGAATATTAAGGATAAAAAGTATTTCCTTCAATTTGATGCTGTTATCGTTGATGAAGCTCATGGAGCGCAAGCTAAAGAGCTAGTATCCATCATGGAAGCTTGTAAGAAAGCTTATTACCGTATCGGAACCACAGGCACACTTGATAACATTGATGTCAATAAACTGACTATCGAGGGTGTAACTGGAATTACAAAGCAAGTTACTACAAACGAAGAATTGATTAAAAACAAAGTTTCTTCTGATATTAAAATTCAATGTCTAATTCTGAACCACCCAAAAGAAGCATGTAAGTTAAATGCTAAAAATACATATCAAGAAGAAATTGCATACGTTCTAGGGTTAGAAAAACGCAATAAAATTATAGCTAATTTATGTAAGTTGATACCTGATGATAAGAACGTCATTGTTTTTACTCAATATCATGAACATATTAAACATATACAAGAAGCTTTAGAAAAATCAGGAAATACAAAACCAGTCTTTATATTATCAGGTAAAATCGACCCTGAAATTCGTGAAGAAACTAGAAAATTAATTAACACTTTAAACGGTGTTATTATCATTGCTACTTACGGTGTAGCCTCTACTGGATTGAATATTAAGAATCTTCAATATGCTATCACATCTTCACCCTCAAAAAGTCAGATTAGGGTTATTCAGACCATTGGGAGACTTCTTAGAAAAGATGGTAAAGAGAACTATGTTATATTATTCGACATTGTTGATAACCTCAAATACTTTAAAGACCGAAATAACTACCTTTATGAGCATTTCCTGAAACGACTGGAAATCTATAATAATGAAAAATTCCCATTTTCTATCAAGAAAATAAACATATAAATAGATGATAGGAGATAAAGATGTCCGAAGATACTACTAATAAAGAAGATAAAATACTCGAAGAACTTGCTAGTATGGATATTGTTTCTAAAAATGTCTATCATGTAACACTTTTAAGCGGTCAAGAATTTATCGCAGAATTAATTCCAGAAAGACGAAAATCAAAGTCTAAAGACCTTATTTTCATGTATCCTATCAAATTATATGATGATTCTAATAGTGAATATTCTGACGATAAAATAATCGTTGCTAAATGGAATGAAACTACAGACCAGCCATATATCCCCATTAATCCAAACTCAGTCACATCAATTGTTCCTGTTAACAAAGAATACATGGCTTTATACGCCTACGGCGTGAAAATTAATTACTTTTTTGATATGTTTATAGAAGAGCAGAATATTTTAGCAGCTTTAGAAAAATTAAAAAAAGAGATTAAAGCACCATCAAGTAACACTTCAAATGTTATAGAATTCTCAAAATATAAAAAGAAAATCAGTAAATAAATTTTGGTTTACCAATTTTATATAAAAATCCCATTTTTATATAAAAAATAAAAGAAGAAAAATCTTAATCTTCAATATTTTTACATCTTAAAACAAAGATATAATATCAGCGTCTAATCATTTTATATGATATTTTTTATTAAAGGTTTAAAACTTTTTTATTTTAGCAAGAGTTTATTTATTGCGGGATTTCAATCCCTTCATAAATTGCTTCGCAATATTTATAATTAAATTCTTAAAAGATATTTCTTTATGGAATATATTTTACAATATATGTAATATATCATATTCCGGTGAATATGTCAACCCCATATCAATTGTTTTATAATATACCACATATCAATAGATATTAACAGATATTAATAAATATTTGACATAATCAATAAAACCTGTTATAATACAAGTATAATAAGAAAGAATACCAATGAAAAGAAAATCAAGAAATTATATCAATAACAAAGACTTAATGGAACACTTCATAAAATTTAAAGCTGATATAAACTTCGCAAAAGAAAACAATTTAGAAAAGCCTCAAATGCCACATTACATTGTTGAAGCTATTATCCAGATTGCAACCAATCTTAATAACAAGGGAAATTTTTATATGTATTCATATAAAGAAGATATGGTTGCTGATGGTATTGAAACATGTATTAAATATGTTGACAGATTCAATCCCGAAAAATATAATAATCCGTTTGCATATATTACAACAATTTGCTATAATGCTTCTCTTAGACGAATTAACTTAGAAAAGAAGCAAACTATTATTAAATCACAAATTGTAAAAAATTCAGGGATTATTGATAGTCTTCAAATGAACCTCATGGATAATGAGGAATGTAAGGAAGCTAATACATATCTAAAATTTTTATATGACCTTCCAGATACAACTGATAAAAAAGAAAAAAATAAAGTCAGAAACAAGCCCGGCAGAAAATCCAAAAAAGATTTAGAATACAAATCAGTCACTACAATAGATAGTGAACCTCAATCTGAAAATGAGACAACAGAAGATGTCGTTGATGAATATTTTGAGGAAATCAGAGAATTTTTTATAGACGAAGATAATGAGTAATATAGCAATTTTAAACGACATACATTGGGGTAAAGCAGCTGATGCTACCTTTATGTTAGATTATCAAGAAAGATTTTTTAAACACGTATTCATCCCTTATGTTT